TGGGCCCGCCGAGAATAACGGAGGCCGAGGAACCGGCAAGGATGAGGCCCAGTACCGCAGCGCTAAGCTTTGCTCTGTCAGCCACTATTCCCCCCTGGCGGCTTTACGCCGGTCTTCTTTAATTTTGAAGTAAAGGTTCGTCAGATACGTCAGCAGCCCGAAGACCAGGCTGCCGAGTACACCAATGGCCGCCCACTGCGATGGTGATACCTGGTCGAGCAGCTGGAGACTCCAGTAACCAGCGTTGGTCGCTGAGGCCCCATAGGCGATGCCAGTGGTTAATTTTTCCATGCGTAACATGCTCTCACCTCCGATAGGCTTCGGGGTGCTGAATGTAGTTAAAGGGGCAGACTCTCTGGATGCTTAACGATAAAGCAGATGATGGGAGTTTCCGGGAGCCTGAAATAGAAAAAGGCCGCCTAAAAGCAGCCATAAAGATCAAACGTGATAATGATCAAATCGCGAATCTGTATACAATGTATCCTGCGTCGTTTCAAAATATTACGAACACAGGTAGAAATGAAACTCGCGATAGTGATAGCCATCTCTTTATCCATCATTACTGGATGCGCAGCCAGAGATGAGAATAACCAAATTATTCATAACCCGGATGGTAGCGAAAAGATTAGTTTCTGGAGAACAACAGGTTTGGTTGTTGGGCTTCCATTAATTGCAGTAGGCGTAGTGTTGGCAGCACGCTCTGGCGGCAATAATTCATCGGGCTATAACCCACCTGCTCAATATCCGGGAAATTGTCAGCATGACGATGACATTGCTGCAGATGGCTCAAGATGTGGACTTAGATCTGCAGATTCACGTCCCGGCGGTTATTGATAGTTAATCAGTCCTAAGACCATCCTCTAAATGATCTACCCGGGATTCGTCGATCCAAATAAAAAAGCCCCGCGTGTTAACCGCAGGGCTTGAAACGAAGGCAGTAACCCATCGTTAGAAAGAAATTAACACAGATTCCGGAAAAGTAAATAGCCCGCGATAAAATTGCAGGCTATTTTAATGAACTCTATCTGGTTATCCGCCTGAGCTGCTGTTCGGCCCATGCCTCTTCGAGGTCGAATTTTGTGATCAGCTGGTCGTAGAATCGCTTAACTGATTTTTCCCAGGTGGCAACCGTGATGGCGTCAGTAATCTGGCAAACAGCAGCATATGCCTCAGTTGAAGGGATCCGTTCATACCCACGACCACTGCAGCGCTTGCAGGTACTGAATACCGGCACACCCTGCTTCTTCGTTTCCTTATGGTTTACGGCTTTACCACGCCCCCGGCAATCGCTGCAGGCGCAGCTGACAACTTTCTTCCCTTTGCAGGTCGAGCACAGCAACCTGACCGCTTCTTTAACCTGGCGCTTAACCTCGAAATCACCCGGCGACTGCTTAAGGTCTTTTGCCCACTGTGGAAGCTTCATGGTGTAGTGCGATTTCATCGTGAAAACATCAGCCTCAATGAATCCCTGCCCCGCGCAGCAATCGCATTGCTTCACGCTGGCGGCGCTGCGCGAGTAGTCCTCGAAAGCAAACATGGCCAACTGATGCATAACCAACGGTTTGACCCCGGCATCCAGCTTGCGCAGCGCCGCTACACTATCGCATTTGGTCAGGGCGTACTCGGCCAGCAGCGTGATCGCCCTAACCCGGTCGTTATGGCTGATCCCCATTTTGCCAAGGAAGGCGCTATATCCCATCGCGGCACGTTCCTGCGTCATGCCCATGGCAGCCATGATATCTGTTCCGGTAAGCGAGTCTGAGCCAGTGGCGCGCGGTGAGTCGCTGATCATCGTCGATTTGGCGAAGTGGAATTTAACGGTGTTTTCGAGGTTCATGCCCTGGTCCCTGCCATCTGGTAAATGCGAATAAAGTTGCAAAGGATGCGATAGTCCACCAGCACCGAACCCGGGCGGCGATATATGCGAAGGCGCTGCCAGCGCATGCGAAGTGATTCGATAAATTCAGGCTTCACGCAGCCTCCTGCTGTTTCAGTTTTTTAAGCTTTGCGCGGTACTCATCGCGGATCCGGATGTAGTCGTCGCGCTTCCATTTCGGTAGTTCGTGCGGCCCCATCAGGGCATCAAAACGGGCCTGGCCTATTTTGGCTATCAGCGCCGGGCGGTATGCTGTCAGATTGCCGGAAAGGTGGTTATTACAGGGGGCACACTGGCGATGGCAGTTGTCTTCGTTAAAGCGCAGCTCCGGGTTCGCGCCGGTGGTGCGGAAATGCCCGGCGTGATACTGCCCGTCATGGTGGCGGTCGCAGCTGATGCACGGAAGATGACGATCCCGGTACCGGATGAACTCGTTGAATGCCTGCTGGGCTTGTTTGGCGAAGTAACTGAGCTTCTTCACTGCCTGACGGCGTTCGGCCTGCCGTGCACGCTGCTCTTTCTCCTCCTGGAGCTGGCGCTTCTTCTCTGCCCGTAGAGCCTCAGCCCGGTTTTTTGCCGCCTGCTCTTTGCCAACCACAGTGGCGCACTCGTAGCAGCAGACGACCTGACCATCGCGCGCCGGATGGAACCACTGGCGGCAGCTCTGGTTTGCGCATTTACGACGAGGTTTCTTTTTCAGAATGGCAGGCATTGTTGTCCACCTCCCTGAATTGCGTTTAGCTCCCTGCGACGCGCATTTAGATAGCTGTTCCAGTGAGCTTTCCGAATGATGGCAGCCTGCTCCGCCTGCAATGCTGGTTCGCGGATCGCCTTACCTATGCGGTTATGATCTTCCCGGATTACGTCGCCATTCACATGCAGTGCCTGGCATAGTGGACAATAATCACGGGTTTCCATTCCTCCGGCTTTCCCTGTGAAGAAAATATTACCGTGCCACGTCCCGCATTCAGCACACATCGGCGCATCGCACGTGAAGATGCCTTGGGCATTGCTAAGGTGATGGTTCTCGTCCTCATCAGCATCCCAGCCAATAATTCCGTCGCATAACAGGGTCGCAGATTTGCCGCAAAACAGGCATTTCGATGATTTAGCCATACTCAACCCCACGCCTTGCTTTGCCATACTCGGCTCGGGCGCGGTGGCTTATTGCTTTCCGGCAGCCGGGCGCTCACGGTCCAGGTGAGGTAATCGGGGTTCAGGCTGCGCTCGACCTTAACGCCGCGGCGCTGGTATTGCGCCATGAGTTCTTCTGCCTGCTGCGTGGTGCAGTCGGTATGCTGGAACCAGCTCTCATTCATTCCCATCACCCCGCGAAGCTCATCAGCTGCGCAGCGGCGTTTTCTGCCTCGCGCTGATTGCTGAATGCCCTGGACAATATCCAGCGCCACAGGACATCAAGCGCGGCTTTGTACAGCTGTTGGAATTCAGTTTCGTCCATGCTGGCGAAAGCGATACTCCGGGGGTGCTTTTTGAGTGTGCTGTCCGGCAGCTGAATAGCGTCATAGTGGCCAGCCTCAACGATCACCCAGGCACGATACGCATCGAATGACTTACAGGCGCTGATGCTCCCGGCGCGTTTATCCGCTATGCGTTCGAGATACTGCTCGGCGGCATCCAGCAGCGCGTCTTCATTCCCACCGTAGGAAGACAGGAATTTGGCGTAGCCGGTAACCAGCCTACGTTCGTTCGATGAAATAGCGCCGCCGGTCGGTTCCCAGTATTCGAATCCGAGGTTCAGCAAAGCGAAGAAGCGACGGTGATACGCCGGGTTGCGTACCTGCCGGAATTCGGCCACCAGCACGGCACCGAGCTTACATTTTGATTGCAGAAAGTCGCTGGTCTCCGGCGTGGCGGGGATCAGGATTCCTGAGGACTGCTTGATGAGTTGTAACTGCGCCATGGTGTTCTCCGTGGCGCATCAGGTTAACGGGTGTTCAATCCGTTGAAATTATCATATCAGAGGGTTGCGTTACACGGTAGCCGAGGCGGTGAAGAAAGCGGGTTCCAGAAGACAAATTAAAAATTCCTTCATCATCAAGCAGTGGACGGCAAGATACTATGCCGTTTTTGGTATAGACCAAGCATCGATTGTCGAACGGCATAGAGCCGATACGCTTACCATCTGATCGCCTGACAATGTCGTACCAGTCGCACTGCCCCTGAGTTTCTTTCACACTACCTCCTCGCTTTGCTATCACCAAATACACTCTCCCGACGGGGAGAATTTCTCTTCATGAAACCAAAATAACAAATCGCGCAAATTTCCTAATAGGTTCGCCGGAGAAAAAATAAAAATTCTACAGGAGTGCTTCAATCACGCACCTAACACTGCATAAATAAACAGTACCCTCAATGATGGGAATGATCAACTTGTGATGGGTACTAAAAGCTCTCTGGCAACCTCAAAGCCTATCACCTAAGTTACTGAATAAAAAAGCCACAACGAGTGTGGCTTATACTTTGTTGAAACCTACAAGAGGGCACGGCAGAGGCTTCAAGGAGGTTTAGAGTATCGTTGGAGATGGGCCTGTTCGTGCTTTTAGCGATCTGAGTTGCTCGGATGGCCCGCTAACACACTCAACGCGCTCGAACTCACTTGGTCTCCGCCAGACTGCTTGCGAGGTCATTCCCTTTCCATTTATATGGTGAAAATCCCAGCTACCGTTCTCGGTATACCGCAGCTAGTCCAGATCAATACTTAATATTTTAGGTTGGGCATTTTCATTGTTGAGCACAGGAAAGAAAGCTAAATATCCTATGCACTGAACTGGCACTTCGCTTTTTGCGCACCCGGCCAAACTTAAAATGCCTAATAACAAAAAATAAATTTCTCAAAAATTCTTTCCACATTTTTTATTCACGACATCCTATGTTTACAAGATCCTTTCAGCACAAACTTATTAAAAAGGGGCATCTATAAATACCAGAGCAGCATAATGAACCCATTTCGAAGATGCTCCGGTATTTTTATGCATTAAAACAACATTTAATACAGAGTTATAAAGATGACCAACTTAATGAGATCATACGATCTAGCTCAGTAAATGTCTTATGGCGTAAATGAATCTATAGCGTCTAATAATTCATTCACGTTAGTGTAACATGCCACCTGAAAAGGTTTATCTGTACCATGAGGTGCTGCTGCTAAACTTTGTTTATTCAAAGCCTTAGCCCTTTGTCTAGCATGGCCAATACCTTTCTTAATCTTTCTGTATAAAAGTTTATCTCCTTTTTCATAATCCCGCACGCCGACTGATGCTAAATGTTTCTTTAAAGAAGAGTTCCGTTTGAGGTCATCAAAAGAGCTGTAGGGTGCGCAATGAAAACCAAAATGTTGTAAAATCCAAAACTCAAAACAAACATTAGAAATGGCAATTTTTATATTCTTCGACAACGCTAGATCCCATGCTTCATGATGTAAAGCATTGGGATATTTAGCAACCGACTCTCTATCATAAACCACCCAAATTTCGTCATCATCAGTAGTACTATCACTCTCTTTGAGACGAACGGCAGCTCTAACAATCGACACGGGCGTATTATATTTTAAATCCGGTATAGATATTAGCCTTGCTTTTTCTGAAGCATATTCATCTATATAGCCTTGAAGATAAAGTGGTTCTGTTTTAGCACCCTCGCAAATAATATGCATCCTTTTTTCTAAAGTTCTTTTATTACGTGCCATGTCATCACCTTAAATCTTCCGGAATATCATTTAGATCGCCAAAAACATCATCAGGTAGCTCATCGACTTCATTCCCTTCCAAGGTCATGAAGTATTGCTTCACTTTCATATAGTTAATAGAAGGTATACCACCAAATCTACCTTCATCGTACCATTTATTAAATGGAGATGAAGCTTTGACTTTGTCTTTTTCAAAGTCATCCAAGCTGAATAAGGTTGTAATACCTTTCTTTTTTTCAGAAAACCAAATCTGATCCCGCCTCATCCTGTCTGGTTTCATTAACTCAACATTATGAGTTGAAAAAATCAATTGCGACCCATACCTATTAACTTCGCTATCATTAAATAGCCTTACAAGCAGAGCAGCTAAATGAGGATGCATACTATGATCAATTTCATCGATAACTAACACTCGTTGCATAATGAAGCCGGACACAAGCGCGGGTGTCAATTCAAAAAGTCGTCTAGTACCTGCAGATTCGTCATCGATATCGATAAATTCACAGTCACCTTCTTCTGTATCATGTTGGAATTTAAAAGTGTGCTTATTTTCCAGGATAATTCTTTGTTTAATTTCTTCAGGTATATCATCCGGAATTCTTATTTCGTGCTCCGGATTTTCTTCGATTTTTATTTTTTTTATACCAGTATCGACAAGTGAGAGGAAATCACTTGTAGTATCTACTAGAAGCTTTCTAAAGCTATCATCCTCGAGGTGAAGCATACTAAATGATGAATTCATTCCAATAGGGCACAAAGTTCCGCTAAAAAATGTATGCACATCTTTTATCATTTCCGGCGCTTCATTAAGCATGCCAATCTTTGCTAAATAGCTATTATTCTTTCCATATGGAATCTTTTTTATACCCCCTTTGAATTGCGAACCAAACTTAATATTCTCCCATCCCCCAGCGCCCCTGGTGAACAGGTTTGAAGGTTGTTTTGAAAAATAACAATCCAAAACTTCTGAAATTATTTCAGTTTTGATAAAATGTATACTGTATCGATATTTCAAATCGTTTACTATAAACTCTATTTCAAATTTTACGGGCCCAACTCTATTTTATTTGCATAAAGAAAATGGTTCATAACAAAGAATCGGCTCTCCCTCTTTTAGTGTTACAGCTTCCTCCATTAAATAATGCAGAGCCGAAAATGCCTTCAATAGGTTTGACTTACCAGAAGCATTAGGACCATAGACTCCTACAGTTCTTACAACATTCCCTGCACCTTTTGGTAATTCAATAACATGATCACTTAGGTGATTACTAGATTGTGAACTACTTAAATCAAAAATAACTTCATTTTTGATAGACCTAAAATTTTCAACCTTCAACGAAACAATCATTATACAATCTCCTAAAACGCACCTTTCGGAAGAAAAGCACCCGAAAAATGCCAATTGGAAACATTCTAATCCATACATGATCAATTTTGAACTAGAAAGCCTTAAATTAGCATTTTATGTTTGTCTAAAAACACCCTCTACGCAGTGAGTGAAACACGTTTACTGTTTTGCCTTAGAGATCGTTATAACCCTCGGCATAACCACGCTGCTTTTGCAGCAACACACCCGCGGCTCTGCCGATCGGCTAAACGTAGCAGGTAAGTGCCGGCACTGGCTCGATAATCCACTGGCCAGGCGGAACTTACAACCGTGGTACCGGATGACGGATCGTCAGAACAGCTTCAACGTGCTGGCTCATAAAGCCACCACTCCACGCAGATTCCTGCCGATACTCACCAGGTCTTCCCGAATACACCGCCCGTTATCCTGCGGATCATCGTTTCCGCCTGTGCCCACCAGCGGATGATAGGTTTCCGCGGCCGTCTCAACACCCTGCGCTTTAAGCTCGCTAACCGCTGCTGCTGTCGCTGGCTGCCGCAGAACTTCCAGCGCCTCATCCAGCAACGCTGAGGCTGGGTTCAATGTTTTTTTCACCGGCTTAATCCCGCTGGCGCTGTACTGCCAGACCAGCTGACCAATGATTTCGGCACGGGCCACGTTGTCCGCCGTCAGCGCATCACGCTGCTTTGCCGTTTCGCGCAGCGCAGCTGTGGTACAATCCAGCCGTTCGGCCAGGCGAGACATCATTTTTGCAATCTCGATGATCGGCGTGTCGCTGCCCAGCGCCTTCGCAAATTCATGGCCCACGGCCACCAGCTCTTTGTTGTTCTGTAATTCACTCATGCTCGCGCACTCCCTAAGATTTTATGAATTTGATAGCCCTGCCAGTTCTCACGGCACACAGTTGCCATTGGCGGCGCAGCGCATTTTTTCTTCGCTGGTGCGTCAGGTTTGATCTTCGCCTGCCAGCGCTGAACCAGCCGATTTTCAGGATGCGCGGGCTTACCAATATTTTTGATTAAGCCGATCCGCGTCAGGCGCCCCAAAATGTTGTGTGTATGCTTATTGTCCCACCCCAGCTCTCTGGCCAGACGGCGCGGCGTGGTGCTCCTGTGCTGCTCAAGGAAGGCGATTACCGCCAGTTGATCTTTGCTGCGCATACTGGCCTCACTTAGCGAAACGCAGGTGGCTGACGTTTTTGCGATAACTCAACCAACCAAAATTAACCCACATGCCGCCGTCCATCTGAAGGCGATCCATAACACGTGCGCCCAGTGTCTCTACCAGCTCGCCGTGGTTCAGATTGGTCAGGATGCCAACCGGTCGCATTGACGACAGGCGGCGATCGATAACCTGGTTGATGATCACCTTCTCACCGCTGGTGCCGCGCTGAATGCCGACTTCGTCCATCACGAGCAGATCGACATTGCACAGGTCGTTCAGCAATGAGGATTCGGACTGTCCGTCGTCGTAGCATTCGCGTACGCGCAGCATCAGATCCGGGATAGTGACCACCAGAACGGAGTGGCCAGCTGCCAGCAGGTGGTTGCCAATGGCCGCCGCCAGGTGGTTCTTGCCGGTACCCGGCGCGCCGCTGAAGACAAAGCTTGCGAACCCGCCGCCGAAGTTTTGGGCGTAGCTCTTGGCCATGCTGTACGCCTGGCGCTGTTCCGGACCTGTGACCTCGTAGTTTGCGAACGAGCAACCACGGTGAAGAGCCTGTATTCCTGCTCGGCCAAAGATTTTCTCTGAGCGGGTGCGCTGGTTCAGACGGTCGATTTCCTCGGAGCGTTTGCGCCCCTCCGCTTCCTGCCAGGCCTGCCACTCCTGAACGTTTCTGAACTTCGGCTGCACGCTGGCCGGGATAATTTTCTTCAGGCGCTCGAGCGCGCTGCCGGCACCAGTAATATTTTTCACGCTTACCCCCTGAACCCATCTGGGATGTGTTTGCCTGGCTGAGAGATTTGATTCACATCCCGGCCCGCCTTGCGACTGCTGAGGCCGAATTTTGGCTTGAACAACCCCTGGTACCCGTTAGCGATGCTGGCGTTGATCACGTCCACTGGATCGTGCCCCTCCTCCAGGCACTGCTTCAGCAGGCTGAAAGCCTTGCTGACGGTCAGCTCGGTTTTGATGGGTTTGCCTGACTGCCGGCGATAAGCAACCCACTCATTCCAGGACGATGCATTCAGCCATCCAGGAACCGGTATGCTCATCGGATCAAACTTCACCTTTCCCCCTGGGGGACTATAGGGGGTTAGATCTTTTATATTTGTCTTTGAAAGAATGTCTTTGGTGTTCCCTGTTTTCGGGGATACCTTTCCCTGTTTTCGGGGATAACCATCCCCATTTTCAGGGATGGTTTGAGGAGTATTTTTACCATCCCCGTTTTTAGGGATAGCGGCCACTGTTTCAAGGGATGCTATTTCCTGTTTTTGGGGATGGTTGTCCCCGTTTTCAGGGATGGTAATTACCCATGTGCGAGCGTCAGCAGACGGGAAATTCACCGGGCACTTCATGCAATTCGGCTTGGTATATGCCCACTTATCCAGGATGGTATTGATCCCTATGTATCTGGTTTGCCCGATGCGGCGCAGGGTAATGATGTTCCGGTAGGCGAGGCTCACCACGGCTTCAGAAACATGCTTTACCTTCAGCGTCGTTTTGTCTGCAATGAGGCTGTTGGTGATCCGGTCTGATTTCTTTGACCAGCCATAGGTCAGCCGGACAATCGCATTCAGAACACGGAATTCCCGCCCTGATAACTCGACAATACATAAGGCGTCCTGGATCTGATTGGCTAAACGCAGATAGCCCTTATCCAGATCAGCCATGCGGCTCTCCTGTTGTTCCTGCTTTGGAACGGGGAATTTGAATATCTCAGCGGTATTTGACATACTCACCTCCGCAATTACGCACAGTTTTTGCACCTGAAAGCCGTTGGTGTTCGAGCACCGCGGCTTTCGCCATTTTTAAGTCCGTCATACCACCCCCAGCATCGTTGTAACCATCGCCATAAGCGGTGCTACCGAATCTGGTCCATCCAGATAGAAGCTGGCGACAATCTTTTCGCTGATCTCCTTCAGCCGAACCTGCTTTGGTGCTTTAAGCATGACGGCCTGAATAGCCTCGGCGTCCTCCTTCACCGTTCTGGCGATTCGAAGCGCAACTTCGTCGTGCCTCACAACCCGATCCCGGTACGCCAGCGGCAGAACCGAGATGATTACCGGCGCCAGATGCTCGACGTTCGCCCGGTAGACTGGAGACTTCTCCTTGTTATCCAGCCAGCGAAACAGCTTCACATTCCACACATCGGCATTGCAGTTGGTGTCGATCCCTACCAGCCCCGCCTCTTCAACCGCTTCCTTGATTGCCAGGGCTACCGCCACGCGGCCCTCGGCGGCCGCCCAGGCGCGAACGGCAGAACAGATGGCGAGGTGATCAATCTTTTGGTTATCCATCTCATTCTGGTGAAACGGGAATGTCAGGCGCCCTGCCGACGCTCTGTTATTCTGTTGAAAAGAAAGTGTTTGCATTGTTAATGCTCCTACTTTGGTAAACCGTCAGTCGGGTTTGGGTAGAGATCAGGGCGTAGTTCGTGGGGAGTAACACCGGTTACCGCATAAATTTGTAGAACACGATCAGCAGGCACGATGCCCCGATAGCGGTTTCGCCAATGACTAACTGTCATGGCGCTGACAGTTAGCAATTCGGCTAAGCGTGTCGCGGTTCCTGCTTTGTTAATGGCTTTATCAATAGCTTTCATAATTAGCTCCAGTGGAAACGCCTTATTTAAACAATATGTTTATCTTATTGTCAACACTTTGAATATTGAGCTTATAAACTTTTGGTTTAGAATTTGGACATGAAAGAAAAAACTCATCAGATTAACCACCCACAAGTTCAAAGGCTTAACGAGGTTCTTGAGCTTAAGAATTTGACCAAGTCAGACATGGCACGCATTTGTGGAGTCAGTGCTCAGTCGGTCAATAACTGGTTCGTTCGTGGGACTATTGGGAAAAGCTCAGCCATAAAGCTGGCAGATGCGCTCGGGGTAAGCCTTGAGTGGATTCTTGGCCAGGAAGTTGGCGAAAAGGACGGTCTTAAGCCGGACGAACAGCGCCTGCTGGAGCTCTACCGGCAGCTGCCGGATGAAGAGCAACAGAACATGCTCCGCATCTTTGCGCTTCGCCTGAAGGAGCTGGATGAGCTCTATGAGAAGTACATGAAGGGGCGGATTAGGTCTAAGGGGGAATAATGTTGGAACCCCTGGAAGCTCTTACTATGAGCTACATAACCGAAGCGCGATTAAAGGGTGGTAAAAGCAATGAATAACAATGAACGCATCTCTTTCATTACGCCTTTCAGCGGTAATGAGGAATTAAGCCAACCAAAGCTCAACTATTCATTTGATACATTCCCTACTGAACTAGCTATCACTTTCAGGATGGGGATGGTCGGCTTGAAGCCAAATTCACGTTATAACTTATCAATAATGGTCCTACCAGCTCAGCTTTATGTGAAAGAAGGCGAGTCGTTTCAACTTCCAGACGGCTCATTCGAGTCTGTAGCACTCTACCTTGATACCAAAGATGGGAACCCTGAAACCGGTGTCAGTGGGCAGGTTGATGTTATTCTTGGTCAAATGAGAATCCCTGCAAGGGGACTATATTGCGCCACGGGTTTTTTATACGATAATAATGAACCCAAAAAAGAACTTCATAAAAATGAATGCTTTTTCACTGTTGAACTATCATGAGCGACGACAAAGATATTAGAAGCAACCTAGGGAGAACCCCCAACCTTCGAGTTATAGGTGGCTCTGGGTTTGAAGCAACGTTTGGTGATTCTCCAGATCGGATGCAGAATAGCTATAAAACACCTGTTTACACGGAGAGGCGGATGGATAATTTAAGTAGAGAAGAACTTGATGCCCGCTTGGCTGCGAATAAATCCGAGGTTGATGCTATTGCCTCTGAAATGCGTCGCGAGATGGCCGAGTTCCGTGCGTTTCAAGCCCAGCAATTTTCCACCATGAACTCTTCTATGTCAGAAATAAAAGCACAAATTTCTGGGGTTAATGGTGAGGTAACTGGTTTAAAAGGTCAGATCGATGGATTAAAGACTACATCAGCCACACTTCAATGGATGGTTGGGGCAATTCTGGCGCTATTGGCGGTAATTCTTGCGCTCCCCCAAATGCAATCGTTTCTAAAGCCTGTGGAAATAACTCAGTCCGTTAATGCACCAGCTCCAAGTCCTGCTCCAGCTCCAGGTCCAACCCTACAGAGTAAACAGTAACTCGGCCTGGCCGAGTTTTTTTTACCCTATCTTCACAGCAGCGCCACCAAGCCGCATTCCCGAACTCCCGATCCCGACCTTAGCGTCGGGATTTTTTTTGACTGCAATTCACAGTTTCTCAATCTAGCGACCTGCCATTAAACTTTTTGTTTATATGAATTTACTCATTATGTTGACACAGGTTTAAACATTGTGTTTAATCTATCTCATCAAGACGCACCACGTACCACCCAGGCATGGAGCCCACGAAGTAGCCGCCGACGGCATACGAATAGTCGGATGAGGTGGAGTAATTAACGCGCATCAGGTTAAAGAAACGTTCCGCCAGCCTGGCGACAAGGGCAAAGGAGATTGAGATGAAAGGTAATACGAAGAAAACAGGCATGTACGGATTTGGGGCGTGCTGGGCACGCGGTATCGAATCTCGCCAGAAACCTATGCAACTGCCAAGTTCACGGCAGGATGGTGGCAAAGGTACTAATGCACCGGAATATAAGCACACACGCCGGGCGCAACAGCGATTTAACAGAACAGGCGGAATTCCACGTGGCAAAGCCTACGCGAAAATGTACCGCCTGGGGTATCGGAGCGAAAGCCGAAAAGACCTTACTCGAGCGACTCAATAAGCTTCAGCGGTGTGATCGTCTCCAAGGGAACAAGACTTTCCGGAAAGTAATTGTCGGAAACAATCTTAGTTAATCTGGCAGTAACTGTAGGTGATGGATTATCGGTTACAAGCTCTTGTACTGATTCTGAAAGCTTGAACCAACCGTCTTTCTCGCATGTGTATATATAGCACGGGACCGAAGTTCCGAGCGTAGGGGAGAGAGGCTGATGTTTAGAAACAATGGCATCACTCTCGCAAATGGGACATTTAACTTTTTTCCCGGTCATCAGTATTTCCTTACTGGTTGTGTGAGAACTCCAGTATACCACCGAGCCTGAAGTTGGCGTGTGAA